CCGTTAATTTATATCTTCTGTATAATGTATCTACTTGTCCTGATATATTTTCCTGAATATAATATTCTGCAATGTGAAGTGTATTAAAATGAATACCCTTGTTTGCAACACCTTCCTGATTTTCCTCAATGAACATTGCGGCAGTACCAATGGAACATAAATCCAAGTATAATTCGTGTACTTCCGTATTAAAATTTGAATCATTGAAAGTCGCATACATTCTACGAGCCGTATCTTCCAGCCATATCTGTACTTCCCTGTCATTATTCAAATCCTCATCCCGTAATTTTAATGAAAACCACGGCAATGACGGGGAAGTTAAAGTTCCCTGTAGACTTGCCGCCAAAAGATTATTTGCCGTAATTGCTGATGAATCATATAAGACATCCGTTCTTTTTGATCCCCTTGATCGTATAAGACTGACATCCGCCTTTCTTGGCATTACATAGTCAAGAATTTCTTGCCAATGGTCATTCCAATTAGACCGCTGGGATTCCATCTTTTCAATACGCTTTTTTACATATTCAAAAGTTGCCATTATGAGATTCCACCAAGTAAAGTCGCAGAAGTTTCAGCTTCTTCTGTAACACCAGCTCCGCCAGTCATTATTGTTCCATAATTTCCTGAAGATGCCAATTTGGTAAGTTTCTTTTTCTCTTTTCCCAACTTTTCTTCTGCCGCAGTTTCCTTTGCCTTTATTTCAGGATCTATTGCTGGTGGCATTTCTATTTCAGGCTTCATACCCATTTGCAGTCCTCCTTCAGTATTCCGTATATTGCTCCGTCAACAAATTCATCATCAATTTTCATAACTTTTCTCACTACGCCTTCCTTTGTAAATCCCACTCCCTTTAACAATCTTTCATTCCTTTCATATCCATTTTTGCACATTGCCGTTATTCTACCACATTTTGCCGTATTAAAGCAGTATTCAAAAAACATTTTGATAAAACTTCTTTTGCAAACTCTTGGATGATCCAAAGCCAAGTGAACCCAAATATTGTGTCCGTCATATCCGCTAAATAATAATCCACCAACAATTTCATCATTCTCTACAAATCCTATAATCTCATATTTATCATCAAGCTCTTCATGTATGTGTGCCTTTTTTTTAACATATTCTCCTACTCTTGTTTTCCATCTTACTCCCGTTACAGCTCGGATCACTAATATTCTTCAGTCATAAAAGTCTTTCCACTAGTTAAAGTAGCTCTTTTACTTCCCATAACAGTTGCTTGTTTTTTTTCAAATTTTTTCATATATTCATTATATCCTTTTTGACCTCTATTCTTCAGGGCATCTCCCGCCGCTGACCTTGTTATGAATCCAGCCACAGATCCCATTCCCCCCGTAGGAAATGCCAATGACATTGCCCCCAAAGCAATAGCCTGAAATGTTTTTTGTGTTTCGTGCATTTTAGCTGAAATGGGAGTTGATGACATAATGCCAGTAGGATCTCCTGATCCCATAGCTCCACTAGTCATTCCGTATTTCATTGCATCAGTTGTTTTAGTTCCTATTGTTGATCTACTAATGCTGGGATCACCAGAAGCATATAATCTTTCTCCTTCTAACTTATCAATTCGTATAAAATTTCCACCTACTTGTTTAAAATAATTTCCAACTTTTACTTTTCCTGTCTTAACTAAATAATCATCAGCAGCTTTTGATGCTTCTTTTCCATAAAAATCCCTATCCTTTCCTTTTAAATTATACGCTTTTGTTTTTTTCTCATTTTGCATAAAAGGTAATGGCGAAGGAACTGTTGTCATTAAACCCAATTCTTTTTTTACATATTCTTTTCCACGATCTACTTGTGATTGTCTATCATCTTTAGGACTACCTTTAGTATCAGGAGCTCCAACTTTTTTAGTTTTAGTTGGTCTATCTGCAAATTTACGCCTCATTCGTGCCATTATGAATACACTCCTATCTTATTCTTTCCTTTTTTAGATCCGCCCAATACAGTTTGAGCCACATTCGCCTCTTGTTCAATTCCTACAGAACTTGTTAGAATAGTTTGTCCTCCGTGTCCTCCAGTTGTTATTCCTGTTGGAATATCAATAGGGGTTGAAACTGGCGTAGATGGTATTATTTTTGGTTTTGGCATTGGTTTTGGCATTGGTTTTGGAAACCATTTTTTTACAAATCCCATTATAAAACCCTATGCAAATACATTAAATTCAGAATCGGTGTATTGTTGTGTTGGTTCATAATCTTTTATTCTCGTTTTTCGCAATGACATTATACAGTATCTCATCGCAGAAATTAAGTCATCATTGATAGGAACAATTTTTCCATCCTTTCGATGATACATTCTCAACTCTTCCAGCATTTTACTTTGATTTTTAAATATTTTCAATCGTTTCGTTTGCATCCTCGTCAGCATCTCCATAATTCCAGCCTCTACGGAATTTCCACCCGTGCCATCCTTCATTCCCTGTTGTGGCGGATTGGTGAACCAGTCGTGGCACATATTAACACCTTCTTTTTTATATTGCTCCGTTAAATTTTTTCCCGAACCCTTGTCCGCCTGTCTGCCGTCTTGAGGCCAAATGACGGGAATCCATTTTCCCCTTGCGTTAATGGCCGATGCGTGAATGGGTATGGTTTCCTGTCGCATCGAATAGGAATCATAGACATACACAGTATCCACATCCCGATCCCAAGCTATCCACACACAAGCCGTTGGATGATCCCATCCAAAATCTATTCCGCATATTCGTGGCCAATGGGTAGGAATGTCAATCGGATCACATAAAATTTCTTCTTCTACAATAGGAAAAACTAAACCTGAACCAAGCTGGGGAATCCCCTTCTCCCGCATCTTTCTTTCGTGAGGTGGCAAGGCCTGTAGAATCTGATTCCTTACCTCTGTTGTCATATGAGGGGCATCATCCCATCCAGCCTGTATCATTTCCTGTCCTTTTTTAATGTCATTGATGAATTGAGCTATTATTTCAGTCATTCCTTGCTCGGGTGTAAATGTCATATAGACACTTCCGCCCTTGTCTGCTGTTCTTGTCAATGCCTGTGAATAGATGGATGCGGGTGGCTCTTCATCAAGCCAAATAACATCCACTTGCTCTCCCATCCATTTTTCCCTTCCCATTTCATACGCCTTAAATCCCAATCTAGACCAACCTCCTGTAATGTGTCGGACAACCAAAGAGTTTATTGCATTAGGAACACCAGCTTTTCTTACTGTTTCTCCTATGTCATCCAAAGGAACAGAACCCGTGCCTTTCGCTGATGGATCATCAGGCTGTCCTACCAGCTCCTTTTGGCATACATCCCGTGTCGTTTCATTCGATACGCCACCAGCCCAAGCCCGTATCGGCCTTCCGAATTTTCTTCCTTCCCACCAATCAGGATACTTGCCCGTCAGGTGAATGGCCATCTCCATAGCTCCACTCAAGGATTTTCCCACCCTGTTTCCCGCCATCAGCAATCTTTGGGTGGCGTTGGAGTTGTGAAACTTCATTTGATAGTCATAAGGCTTGTAATCTAACAATCTATTCGTTGATTTCCGTCTTTCCAGCTCCCTTGCGATCTCCACCGCCCTTTCAAGAGATTTCTTAATCATCATCCCCGCCTGATCCCTCATTAAAGGGGTTTCCCCTCTTCATATTGAAAAATCGTGTGGGATCAATGTCAATGGCATCAAGATCATCACTATGCACCACTATCCAAAATCCCTTTCGGTGTTTCTGACATAAAGTTATGACGGGGGTTTTCTTCTCCAAATCGGCCAATACCTTCGTCTTATCCCACAGAGTACCCACAGCGTGTTTCTTCTTCTGGTTCTTCACCAGCTTAATCTTATCCATTAACCATATTTAACATACATAATGCGTGTAATACAGCACATTCATTGTATTAACAAAAGTTAATATAGTCTTTTTCCCACCGCTGTGAGGAATGATCCATTGATAAGTGAGGGAATTGCGTTTTGGGGGGTACGCCCCCCTGTAAGCTCGGCATTTTTTGACTTTATTATTTAATTGTCAGCGTTGCAGTTCTCTCTCTGCTCTTATTATTCTAGTGTGTGTGTGTGTGGGCTGAACGTAGCAAACCAACAAAACAAAACCCTATTCCTTTAGGTGTCCGTTCCCCTTCTTACTTGGTTGCTCTTCTTCTTCTTGCCGTTGTTCTTGCTGTGCTGGTCTTATGGTGGAGAGAAGGTAGTTGAGTTCTTGTTGTAGTTCCTTGTCCGTTCTATGTTTCGTAACGTCCTGTACTTTATGGGTGGTTTGAAAGCCCGTTCGATCAAGTAAAGAATTGATTGCCCCGAGCCTTACCGCAGGAGATACCTTATCATCGCTTATAAGCCCGTTTAGACGGCTTACGGCCATTGGAACAGTTGATCCGAGTATTTTCTCTGTAGCCTCGTTTATGTACTCTGATAGCTTGTTTTTTAACTCGTAGCCCTGTTGTTCAGCAGTAGCAGAAGAATAGCCCGACTTGATTGCGGACTTCGTAGCGTTCCCCGTCTGACTAAAGTTTTCAATGAAGGCAATTTGTTTGTCCGTAAGTGTTTTTTTCAAGTTAATCATATTTAAACCTAAAGTGCTTGATTTATAATATCATATCTATTAAAGAGAATATATATTAACTTATGTTAATAGAAAGTAGAGGTATAGATGCCTAATACACAACCAATATTTAAAGAAGGCGATTATGTAAAGCCTAAAGGAAGAAAATCCGATAAACAATCTAAAACGGGTTTTTATTTAGCTTTTGTTCATTCAATCAGTAATGAAAGCAAAAACTTCGGTAAGTATGAAACCCCAATGTATTTAGTCTGTATGGAATATATCGGCTCTACTGTTTGGGAATACTTTGAAGGAAAGGACTTAATTCTTATTTGTCCTACATTTAAAAAATAAATCTATTGGGGCTGGAATTAACCAGCCCCTTTTTACTGAAAGGGTATAAATGCCTAATACACAATTTATAGAGGATCATAAGCAACAGAACCTAGAAATAGCTTTAGATCATCTATGCAAGGCTACGGGAAGGGATATAGCTATATTCTATCCTACGAAGGCTGACGAAATAGTGCCTTATCTTATCAAGGAAATTAAACTTACTATTAAGAAATTTAATGAAGATCAAAATAGTAGTGTAAAGTCCTATGAGTTCATTTATTCATATCTTCCAAGTAGCCCTCAAGTGAAAAGAAAATTACTTAATCCTAATAAGATAT